ATCATGAACGATACAGATTTTATGGTTCGTAATGCTATGGAAAGATGGTCTAATGGTATCAATGACCTTGCAGAGAATACAGGAGTTGTTGCACCATCTGATTATTGTTCTGACTTAACTTTAGATCAGTTGGATCGTGACGATACAGTTTTAAAGACTTATATCTTTAAAAGTGCATGGCCTAAGGTTGTCAGTAATATTACCCTTGATGTTTCTACTAATGACTCGATTGAGGAATTTGAAGTATCTTGGAGATACCAACACTTTGAAGCTTCTGGCGTAAACTTCTAATTTTAACCTACTAAATAGAACGTAGGGAGAATTAAGTATGGCGGAACTTTTTGGTTTCAGTATCAAAAGATCACAGAAGGAGTTGGGGGCTAACGAAAAAAGTTTCGCTAGTCCCGCTCCTGATGATGGTTCTATTGAAGTTGCTGGTGGTGGTTTTTTTGGTCAGGTATTAGATACTGATGGTCGAGAGAAATCTGATTTAGAACTCATTAAAAGATATAGAGATATATCTCAACAATCGGAGTGTGATACTGCGATTGAAGACATTGTTAATGAGGGCATTGTTGCGAATCAGGAAGATATTCCTGTGCAAATTTCATTAGATAGGGTTCCCTATTCAGATAAAATTAAACGTAAAATTAGAGAAGAATTTGAAGAAGTACTAAGATTGTTAGACTTTAATGTAAAAGGTCATGACATTTTTAGACGTTGGTATGTAGATGGTCGATTGTATTATCAAAAGATTATTGACACAAAGAATCCACGTAAAGGTATTTCTGAATTACGTTATCTTGAAGCTACAAAAATTAAAAAAGTAAGAGAGAATGATAAAAAGATTGATCCTAAAACTGGTGTAGAAATGATCACAAAAATTAATGATTATTTTGTATATAATGATAAAGGTATTCAAAGTGCTGGTATGACAGGAACAGGTGCAAATCAGGGTGTTAAAATTGCACCAGATTCTATTACATATGTTCCTTCTGGAATAATTGATTCAAATAGTGGTAGAGTAATGTCCCATCTACATAAGGCAATTAAACCTGTCAATCAACTTCGTATGATTGAGGATTCCCTCGTTATCTATCGTATCTCACGTGCGCCTGAAAGACGTATCTTCTATATTGACGTTGGTAATCTACCAAAGGTTAAAGCTGAACAGTATCTTAAAGACGTTATGAATAGATATCGTAATAAAATGGTTTACGATGCAAAAACTGGTGAAATTCGTGATGATCGTAATCATATGTCAATGTTAGAAGACTTTTGGTTGCCTCGCCGTGAAGGCGGTAGAGGAACGGAGATTACTACTCTCCCTGGCGGTTCTAATCTAGGAGAGATTGATGACATTAACTACTTTCAAAGAAAACTATATCGTTCACTTAACGTGCCGATATCACGACTCGAATCTGAATCAGGATTCTCTTTGGGTCGATCTACAGAAATTACCAGAGATGAACTCAAGTTTACTAAGTTCGTGCAACGGATTCGTAAGAAGTTCACTCCCTTATTCACAGACGTTCTCAAAACCCAATTACTCCTTAAAGGTGTCATTGCCGCAGAAGATTGGCCAGCAATCCAAGAACATGTTTCCTATGATTTCTTAGAGGATGGACACTTTGCTGCTCTTAAAGAGTCAGAGTTACTTGAGGAACGAATTACACAATTAGGTTCTATTGAACCTTATATTGGTACATTCTTTAGTAAAGAGTATGTATTGAAGAAAGTGTTACACTTAAACGATGCAGATATTCAACAAATGCGTGATCAAATTAAAGTAGAGACAGAAACCGATCCAATGGATGGTGGAATTATTCTACCGCCAGGTGGAGATGGTATCAATCGTATTCCGATTGGGCCAGGTGACGAACCTATTGATCCGAAAATGTCTGCCGCAGATAGAGTTAAACTATCAGTGGGAGGTGTAGACCCAGATGATCCAGAATACGATGGAAAACCAGATGATGCACAAAAATTTGATAAAGGTGGTAAAGAACCAGAAGTGGATGATCAAGAAATTGATTCAGACTTTATAATGAAGAAAAGGAAGAAATAATGAGTAAAGAATTTGTAGATGCAGTTATCTCAGGAGACAATGTACAGGCTCAAGACGTATTTAAAAGTGCAATTTCCGATAAAGTTGGAGAAACTTTGGAAGTAAAACGTAGAGATTATGCGAAAGCATTTGTCAGTTCATTGCCACAGGCAGTGGAAGACGATGATTGAGTTCAATAATTTATACGAATCTACAGTTGTAGAGAAGGATGAGCATAGGAAATCTAAGCAATATAAGAAATTATCACCTAAAATGCGTAACGCTGTAGATGATATTTTTAAAATTATGGATTCTAAACCCTCAGATTTCCTAAATAGTTTCGAAAAAACAATTAAAAATGTTTCAAAAAAATTTAAAGTTCCTGAGAGGGATTTGATGAATTATTTTGAAAAAGAAATGTTATCAATCTAAGGGAGTAGATAATGGCCATTGTAACACAGACATTAGTAGATTCAGACTTTGAACTTGTGACAAAGCACACAATTTCTGGAACAAATGGAACTGCCTTAAAGGTAGTAGACCTTTCGGAAGTTGCTGGTGCTGCCACTGCTCCTAGAGTATCTATCGTTGCTTGTCAGTGGACGGTTAGTTCAGTGACAGAGATTGAATGGGACGCTACAACAAACGTAACTGCACTTACACTAAATGGTAATGGTGCTTACAACGGTAGTGGACAATCTTTACCTTCACTAGCAAATAATGCTGGTAGTGGTATTACTGGTGATATCTACATCGAAAATGATAGTGCATGTGTAGGTACTATTATTTTAAAAATGAAAAAAGTATCAGGTTTTGATAACATAAGTTAGGGATAGTGGGAAGCATGGAAACACATACTCATAAAGAAATAGAGAAATCTATTATTCGAAGT